ATTATTATTTATATTATTATTTACGGTGCTATTTTGGCACCCGGCTACGGTGCTATTTTGGCACCCGGCTACGGTGCTATTTTGTAACTTTACACATTCAAAGTTGAATCTATAATAACATCTTTTCGCTTTGTTATTGACAAACATTTCTTTCTTTTCCAAAATTCCTTTTTCTGTCAGACTTTTAAGACTGCGCAAAACGTTTTTATCAGTAACTCCCGCCCATTCTGCAATATATTCGGTCTTTCCCATAAACCACGAATTGCCATCCTGCGAATACCCATAAATAAGGGCTGTTATTATCAACTCACTACCTTTCAAATCTAAACGGGTACGTAAAAATCCGGGAATTGTTATGTAATTATTTTCTTTCATTTTCTTTGCTGTTTAAATATTCAACCATTGAAATATAATCATCAATAACGTTTTTACATATCCATTTTTTCCCTTGATATGAAAATAGTTTTTGATTTACCCCGTTTGCCGCATTATATGCTTGTATAATACTTTCCAAATCATAATTATTGCAAACCTCACGCAATCGGTAAATTGCTTGCCCAAATGTATAAACATTAAACAATCTTTGCCCGTCCTGGCTAATATCCGAAATCATGCTATTAGCCAATATTTCGGCTTCTTCTTTGTCGTCAACTTGGAAAAGAATTAAATGTGTTTTATCGGGTATCTTTGCCGCTATCAAATACGGGTTCTTTGTTATTCCTACCCTCAAAATGTCATTTGAAACATCATTGCACAACCAATAAACGTGCAATTGTCTTGGTACAATGTTAAAATCTAACGTTGCGTACCCTTTTTGTAAATACTCGTTGTATTTCATAGATAAAAAAAAAAAGCCCCAATTAGAGCCGTTACACATCTAAAAGGGGCTTTGTAGCTAATTAGCAAATATCTTTCAATCGGTAACGGTCGATTGTTTTACGCCACAAATATAATACTTTTTTTTTATTCCAACAACTGTACGGGCTTAAATGCTTCTTTTACCGCAAACAAATTTCCCTCACTTTCGTTTGGAACAATCGTAACAACCGGATAACGGGAACGGTCGCCGGGCTTTTGAGAAACTGCAAATTGTACATTCATATCAAAGATAATTCCTTTTACAAATCCCTTTTCTTGCAATATTGCGTCGAATGTATCACGGATATTGGGTATTGTTGACGCTGTCCCCTTTGTCGTGAATTGCCATACCCCGCCAACGCCACGAACCAACGGAATAATGAAAGTTACGGTTAACGTTACAATCCATCCGTCGCCGCCATTCTTAACAGCCCGGTTTGGGTGCTTTTCCGTAACCCCTGCCATCAAATTAGGATAATCCTTTGTACTGTATTGTGCATATTGTTTTCCGTTCCACACAAAGAACGTTTCCCCATCGCCGTATGCTATGCGTCGCCCGTCGTCGTCCCGGTATTCGTACATTTCGTTACATACCTTTTCCGGGCAATCATCCGGGAAAATTATTTGAATAGTTTGCGGCTTTTCGCCGTATGCTTTGGTAAACAATCCGGCATACTTTCCACTAGCAATAAAATAGTCAACACTTTTTGGATATTCTTTTCCGTTGGTTGCTTTCTCCTTATACCCTACTTTGATAAACCCCACACGTGGCAAAACAACACGTTGTATGCCGGTGGTTGGTCTGTTTATGTTTATACGTCCTTTCATAATCAAATATCAATTTCAGTATTCAACAAATCTTTCTTTGTCACGGGTTCCGGCTTTTTAGGCTGTTTTCCTTCGATTTTAGCCACTTTTTCTTTTTTTGGTGTAATTGTACGTTTTGCGGTTTTCTTTTCCTTGACGGGCTTGTTTCCCGCCGTTTTTGCCGTTTTTCGTGTGGTTCTATTTACGGTCTTGGTTTTCTTTTCCTCCGGTTCCGGTTGTGGTTCGGGTTCCAGCTGTTGTTCCGTGGCATTTTCTATTTCATACGCTTTCATTCTCAATTCAAACGCTTGCAATTCTTTTCCCTGCAATTTTTCCGCCTCTGAATGTACGTCTATATCCGACCAACCCTGCATTTCTGAAAAACTTTGAAACACTCCGGTCACTTTAACAAACCCGTCAGAACATTTATAAATATTGGTTGCTATGCTGTACCATCCGTATTGGTCTAAATTAAAGCCATCGTCAACCAATTTTACGCCGTATGTGTTCCCAATATCTGTTGTTTGGAATAATGAATAATTGTCGTCGTCGTTGTTTATCAAATCAATAAACTTTTCGCAACTGATAACATTCTGTTCCGGCTGTGGTTCGGGTTCCGGGTCTTTCTTCAAATCCTCAACGGTAACGGCTTTTTCCGGTTCCGGCTTTTTCTTTTCCGCCGGGGCTTTGCTTTTAACAAGTTCCGCCAACGTCAGCGAAACAATATTGTTTGTCAAATCCGGTTCGTTATCCAATGATATTTCCCCGGAAACCGCCGTAAATGTATTATCCCGTTTTTCGTCCTCAATTGCTGCCAACTCCAATAGATACGGGATTTTCTTTGCGTTCGGGCTGTCTGTTTGGTCTTTCAAATTGTACGTCGGTTTCTTTCGCCAATCTTTCGGGCTAAAATTGAAAACACGGTCAATCGGAATATCCGGAAAATTTTCGTTCCACATCATCGCATATAAATGCAACTGAATTTCCGCTTCTTCGTAAAATCCTTTGCGCCCGCTTTTGAAATCCACAATTGCGTTTATGTATTCTTTTGAACCGGGCTTTGATAACATCGTACACGGTAAATCAATCATTCCGGCGTAATTATGAACGGGGTGTACCAACGCAATTTCCACGGCTAACGGTTTAACGTCATAATCCAAAACAAATTGCGCAAATGCCAATATATCCTTTTTGAAATCATCAGCGTAATAAATGAAATCGGCGGGCAATTTGTTGTTATCAATATAATCTTTCAATTTGGCTTTCAGTCCGTCCAAATCATAAAAGCGGTTAATTATAAGTTCTTCAAATTGGGCGTGCATGAATGTACCATACGCCGCCCGTTCTGCTTTGTATCTTTCCGCCTCGTCAATTCCTTTTTCGGCAATCCATTTAATCAGAAATTCCGATTTTGGCATTGTCTGCGATAATATGGTTGTAACTGACGGATAAAATTCCGGGGTTCCGTTGTCGTCAAACTTGTAATAATATCGGTGTCCTTTGCTGTTTAGCTGCCATACTTTATACGGCGGTTCAATCAACGCACCATCAAAAAACATTGCTGTCATTTCCTCAACCGTCATGCCCGGCACAATTTCAAAAGCCCCGGCGGGTTGTTCTATTTCGACCGCATCCAATCCGGCAACAATCTGTTGTTCCTCGTCTATCTCCGGGAATTTATCGGCGGGCAATTGCCCCATTGATTTTGCCAAATCTCCCATCGCATTTGTTGCGCCTTGCAATGCGCCAACCATTTCTTTTACCGTTTCCGGCTGTTTTTTTTTCGCTCTCATATTATTATTTTTTTTCGTTATATGTCATATATGTTGCAACCCCAAACATTCCGGCAAATAGAAAATGGGCATAATTCCAAAATCCGGCAATAAAGCAAATTGCGCACATTATGCCGAACGACCATGTAAAGAACTTGTTTTGCCATTCGTCAGAAAAAACAACGTCGGTCATTTTCTCTATTCTTTCAACTATCCTTTTCATTTCTTAATCCTCCAATCCAAACAGATAATCGGCGGAACAACCGCACATTTCACAAATTATTACTACCCATTCCGGGACAATCCTTTTGGTTGTCCCGTTGCAAAGATTTGTCATATTTACCTGCTGTGCGCTTTCGCTTGCACCCTCAAATAAACGGGCTGCAATATCCTTTTTCAATACCTTTTTTCCGTTCGCCTCGGAACGGGCGATTGCTTCATTTACTCTTAATTTCATATTGTTTATTTTTATGGTTATTATTCTACGTGTCCGCAATGTTTGCAGGTTTTTTCCTCAAATATCGGTTCGTATTCATACGGGGTTAAATACCCATCGCCGCCGCAACATTTATAATCGGCGTCGGTAACTTCCATTTCTCCGCCACATACCGGGCAATCTCCTTTTCCAACCAATACCAAATTCAGAAATGCGTCCAAATGTTCGGAACGTACAACCGAAATTCCGGTTGCTTTGATAATGCCGGCAACATCAGAAACCGGAACGTCACGTTCGATACTATCAAACAAAGTGCATCCCCAAAATTTCGGGTCGTCTTGTATCATTTCCTTTTGGATTAATTGATTTACAATGATTGTTTCAACTTCTGTTGCTTTCTTTCCGGCTGCTTTCGCCAAAATGTTCAATTCTTTGTCTTTTCTGATATTCATATTATTTCGCACTATCCCCGTGCGTGGGCTTAACTTCAATGCAAAGGTACAAACATTTCTTTAACTACCAAAGATAAATACTTTTATTTCAAATTTATTTTTGCGGGTTGTTTTGCAATTTACGGCAAACAATATATTTTTGTGGTACCGCATCAACCAAATATCGCTCTCGGTTACTGCGTAAAATTCCCCCGGTGCATATTGATTTATGACGCCGGGGGGCTTTTTATTTCTTACTCTGATAATACAACCATTTGTAAATTTCGCCGTAATATCCGGTTTCCAATACTGCTTTTCGTATGGTCTTTGCGTCGTACTCGCCAAATGTTACGTACTCATATATTGACGGGTTTTCATGCAACGCAAATTCAAATGTTATGTCAATATATGCGTCGCCGACCTTGTTAAACGCATGGTCAATCGGTATTAGGACGTTTGTTTTTCCCTCACAATAAAGAACCCGTTCCGGGAACGCCTCGCAAAGTAAATGGGAATTTCGATAACATTCTTTCGGCTTTGGCTTAATTACGCGCCGTATGTAGTCCAATTCGTAGTCCTCTAATACATCAGCCGCCGGAACAATTGTAACGGGCTTTGCAGCGTTTAATAAGTCTTGGAAATACGCTTTTTGTCTTTCGTACAAAGGTAGTTCCAACATCATTTCAATTTCTTTTATTATTATACTTTCCATCACGTCAATTTTATTTCCATGATTTATAATTTTGCCGGGGTTATTTCCCCGGCTGTCTTACATTACCAACGTTCCTATTTGCTTTGCTATTTCCAAAACTTCTTTCTTTGTCTTTACTTCATTTGGTATAACCGTACCATTTGCAGATTTTGAAAACGTTTCCCGTGATTGAACCCATACATAAACCGTACCGCCAATGGGATTTTTCTCGGTTGCCCATTTTATTTTACCATATCTTATTTGCCAATACGTACCGCCCCCGAATGGCATATAATGCCCTTTGTCGTCATTCCATGATAAAACAACCCGCTTTGCTTTGAAATAACGTGTTCCGTCTGTATTAGTAAAACAAATGTCGTATGCGCTGTTTTGTTTCCATTTTGAACAAAGTTCTTTGCGCTGTTCCAACAATTCGTTTTTTATCTCGATGTCTAAATCATCTAATTTCATATTACTTTGGATTGGTCGGATATTATTTAACATAGAAACTTATCTTTATTCCTCTGCGCAATTTGCAAACGGTTTTATCATCGGTGCCATTAAATGCACGGCACAACATCTTATTAGCCATTTCAACGCCAATCAATTCAATCAATCCTTTTACGCCGACCAACTTGTTAACCTTTTTACCGTCAACAATACCGTTGATTTTAATGCGGAAATTGCGATTAATTTCTTTTGTTGTGTATAATAAACCGTTGTAAATTGTTGTTGCCATTTTGATTTTCTTTTAATTGTTCGGGGTAAACGCCCCGTCGTTGTTGTTTGACAATGCAAATATACAACCTTTATTTTAATTACCAAAAGAATTTCTTTTTATTTTTCTGTTTTTATTCGATATTTTATTCCTTTGTATGGTTTTCCGGTTAATATGCTTTTTTTTATTAGGTTTCTATCAAAGCCTTTGTTTGCTGCATCTTTATAATTTTCAAATTCTACACATACTTTTCCATCATATCCAACTCCCTCAATTGGATATTTATATTTTGTTTTATTATATATGGCTAATTCATAATTAAGATTTTCAGATTGTGTACACCATCGTAAATTTTCTACAAAATTATGAAATCTAACCCCGTCTATATGGTCAACATTTGGTTTATTTTCCGGATTTGGGATAAATGCAATAGCAACCAATCTACTAACTTGCATAGTTTTTGATTTTCCGTCTTTGCTCAATGATACACACAAACCATTACTGATTGTTCTCGTTGGACTTAAAATAATATTTTTTCTAACTGACAATACCCTACCATAGGAACTAATTTTATATAAGCCCTCATAATTTTTTATATCTTCCCACTTTTCCATATAACTATATTTATTGTTTTGTCTGTGCAAATACACAAATATTCTTTTTTGGTTTTATACTTTTCCTTTTTTATTTATTATTTTGAACGAATTTTCGATTTAAGCCACTTTTTTGGGCGAAATGTGTAATTTATCCATCCGGGAAAGAAAAGCCCGCTACGGGGCTAAAAATGGGCAAAACGAAAAAAGCCGGGGCAAACCCGGCTAATCCTTGAAAAAATCTTTAATTATATGGTCAAATGTAATTCGATACAAAGATAGTTATTTTTCGATTGTTATAACTTCAAACCCGGTAATTTTTGTATGTGGATTTTTTGAAACAATATCAAATTCACGGTTTTTTATCCGTTTTGTTTTCCATAAAAAACCTAACCAACGCTTATATTGCACAGTTTCCGTTATTAAAAGGCTATCCCGTGTTATAATTTTGCCCGAAAACGTATTATTTTTAATACATCCGTCAAAATCAACCCATTTGTCGGAATACTCAATACAACGTAATACAGTCGTAACCGTATCGCCGGGCAAATATACAACACTATCCCGGACGGTTGCCCGCAATTCGTTGATTGTTTCCATTTGGGTTGTTGTAACCCGTTCCAACTCCCGGTTCTTTGTCTGCAACGTCTTTATCAACTCCGCATCGCTCGCCCGGTATTTTTCAAACTCTGACAATTTCAGTTCCAAAACCCCAACTTTTGCGGCGTTCAAACTATCTTTTGTTTGGTACCGGGAAACGTCCTGCAATAACGTTTCCGTGTTGGTTCTGTATTTGTCCCTTTCCCCGGTTAACTGATTAATCCGGGAACGTTGCACCCATATAGTGACAACGGCGGCAACCGCCAAAGCAATTGCCGCTATTATTAGATATTTTTTCATAAGATACGTTTTATTGTATTGTAATGTACTTTGGCGATACGCTCACGCCCTGCGTCCGTCATCATAAAACGGCAATCTTTCTCCGTGTCCATGAAAAAGTTTTCGGATAATACCGCCGGGCAAACAGTATGTTTCAGAATATAAAATTGGCTTTCTTTGTCCGGGTCGCCGTCGCAATGGTCGAAACGCATTTTCCAACCGTCCGGGGCAAACTCCTTTTCCGCTTCTTCGCAAAGAACGGTTGCGATTGCATCCGCTTTCGTTTGTCCTACGCTTGTATAACATTCCCACCCGGTGCCGCCTCCGGCGTTCCCGTGTATGCTGAACAATACGGCGTTCTGCCCGCAATCGTCATATATCACGTTAGCACGGCGGCAACGTTCCGGTAATGATACGTCGTTGTCCTCCGGTACCAAAATTTCAAACTTTACGCCATCGGCTTTTAACATCGCCGCAATACGGCGTACAATATCACGGTTAAACTCCCATTCTAACAATTGGGAACCGTCGCCCCAAATGGGGGAACGTTTTCCGGCGCAATCCACGCCGTGGCCTCCATCAAGAATAATTACTTTCTGTTTCATAACTCCATTTAAAATTTTTATTGTAAATGGGGACGGGCTGTTGGCTTGCCCTTTCGGTCGGTTAATTACTCCGCCTATCCCCGTTGCAAATAGAATTATTTATTTACTCATTTTCTTTTTTATGGGGCTTTTCGCCCCGGTTATTATTCATAAAATTCTGTTGCCCCCTTTTCTAACTCATCCGGTATAAACGGCATACCTACCATTTCTTTGAAGTTTACAATAACCTCAAACAAAGGTTTTCCGTCTGTTCCGCTTTGCAGATAAAAGCCATCATCAATATTTGAATTAGCCAAAAATCTAACTGACTCGCCCTGCTGAATTGGGAATGATATACTTTTAGACTGAATGTTCTTGGCAATCTTTCTGTTTGCTTCAATGGTTGTTGAATATCGGCTGTTTGGAACTTCCGTTAATGAACCATCCGGCGCAACCTTTGCAGCCCAAAAATTGGCTTCATTAATTGTGCTTGTTTCGTTATATGCCTGCCCGGAATACTGAATTGTTATAATTCCGTCCGCCTCCGCCAATAAATCTCCTTGAACTTTGTTAGGGTCTGACGCTCCGGGGTCTGCCCATGCGTTATTATTGCTAACCAAAGCCAAACCCTTTTTAATGCCCAAAGGTATATTTCCTGCGGTCTTGTTGTACGTATATCGGTAACTTGCATCGCCTGCCGGGGTCATAACAACAAATTTTGCATAGTCTTTCTGATATTCCAAATATTTTTCCGAAATATGCGAACTATCTGTTACTACCATTCGATTAAACCACGGGGTTATATCCCCCTCAAAATCATTCAGTACCATATCGGTTGGCGTTTGTGATTCAGTAGGATATATAATAACCGCAAATTCTACTGCATCAGCCGGAACAACAAAAGTTTTGGTTGCCTCGTGGATTCCGCTTACTACATCTTCCGAAATAAACAATCTGTCTGCAATGCTCCATCCTGCATTAAATTGCGGTTGGTCGTTATTGTAACTTACCAATTCCGGTGTTGGTGCTACATTTTCCGACCCGGTGTACTTCATCAATGCAACCACAAAGGCATTTTGTTTGTCTGTAATTTTAACGGTAGCTTTGTAATTTTTACCACGGCAAACAAAGGTGTCAAATCTGTTATATCGCTTAAACAAAGAAAATACGGGCAAATCCTTGTTATTATCTTTAACAATTAGTTGATTATTAGATATACTTACCTTTGCTGCTGTCTTAACTGACAAATATGTATTATCGCCGAAATACATTACATCATTATTGACGTCAATTTCCGGTTCGTCAAAAACCAAAGCCCTTGAAAGGTTCAAAGAGTTGTAACCGTAATATTTATTATTCATTTTGATTTGATACCCGGTAAACGCCATAAATGCTAACAATGCCTTTCCGACTCCATAGTCTTTGCCTACTGACTGAATCAACACACATGAATTTGCCCCAATAGACAATAATTCTTCATTCGGGAAATTGGTTTCTATACGCAAATGAACATCAGTAAATGCCTTTACTTGACACTCTCCCAAATACAATTCTTTGCGTTGTTTGTCGCCTGCTTTATAGTCAATCTGAACCACCATAGGGTTGCCGTTTACATCTAATAACGTTTGGTCGTTATCGTCAGCAAATTCAAGTCTAACCCAACCGTCCTGCGTAATTCTGTTATCCCCATATTGCGTTGGCTCAATATACAAGCCAATTAAAAAGGTTGTTCCTCCGGAAATATTTGGGTCGTCTTGTGGGTCAATATCTTGTATAACAAAAGATTTCTTTTTCATATCTTGATATACTGACATACCGCCCTTAACTTTCAAATCAGAAAACCACAAGCGGGATTTTGCATATTTAGAATTTACCAATTCATCATTACCTAACATTGCCAATATTCCCTCTGCATCTTTTCCCGGAACAACGGATAAATCAGCCTTGAAAATCGGGTCTCCATCGGGTGTTTGTCCGTTTCCCATTTGCGAAATACGAACCGTTCCATCCATACTTCCGAGCTCTGTTGCTTTAAATGATTTTTTTGCTATTTTATCATTAAACAAAAATGGAACATTTCCCAAATTTACATTTGCTTCGTCTGTATCACTATCGTATTCAATAAAGAAAGGTTTTTTAAATCGTAAATTCTTTGTCTGCAACACAATATTTCCCTGCTCATCGCTTGTTGTTAGGCTGCTATCAATAGTTTTATACCACGGAATAAAATCCCACGTATTTTCGTTCTGAATAGGCAAAAAAATACCTGCAATCCCATTGCTTGTAACGGTTATTGGTGTATTTGCCCCATCAATACTTTCTCCGGCTGCCGGGCTAATTATTGCCTTGTAATTGGCTGCCCCCGGTTCTTGTATAAGTTCCAAAATGATAATTCGGTTATCCGATACGGGCGGCAATGTCTGTTGAATTGTTTGGTTGTTGCTCATCTGATAAACCAACAACAAAGTTGTACTTTTGTTGTACGGGTCTGTATTCAGATTTACCCCCTTTTGTACCTCTTGGCGGTTGGCATAGAATAACGCCTTAATCTGCTCGTTTGTCTTTCCTGCTGTTGCCGGGTGCGCTGTTTTAGACAATGCAATAAAAGCCGCATTTTGCTTAATCATACGGTCAAACTCTGTTGGGCTTATTGGGTTCTTTGCGTCTGCCAATCCTGCCGCCAAACCTTTTTCTTTGAGTTTTGCCAAATCTACGTCCGCTAAATCATTCTGAGCAAAATTACCGTCCTTTGCTTTTTTCTCAAAGTCTTTTGCATCAACATTTGAAAGGTTTTTGCTTGCCCCGCCCAATGCCGCCAGCGTTGCGGCAAACGCCGGGGTTTTTACATACTTATCCAAATAATCTTTAATCCATTGTTCGTCCGCTCCTGCCGGAACCCACGGAATTTGTGCTGCATCATTAATTTCTATTGGCAAATATACATCAACCCACATTGCGCCCTGTCTATCTGAAAGGAATGTACCTTTCTGAACCACTTCAACGCCCAATTTCTGTTGGTTCTCTGAAATGTATGTTCCGGTTATTGCTTTTGCATCGCCCAAAAAAGTTTGCGTATGAACCTGCATTTGTCCCAATCCCAACAAAGGAACGATATTAAACAACAACATATCGTTCTGAATCTTACAATTGGTGCAAACCCCTTTGTTTACCTCAAATTCAAACGGCTTACCGCTTCCGGTAAAAATCGAACCTTTGACGTGTACGGAATCCGCCTTAATTGGGGCGTTGTTCTTATCCCGGAACATCATCATAATAATTTGGCTACTGCCTGCTGATAATTGCTTTAATTGTGCCATAATCATTTGAATTTTTTCTTGTTAATACTATGTTTATCATTAATCGCCTTTATTAGCTTTTCGGCTTCTTCTTTCGTTATACACTTGACTATTTCCGCCGCCATATCTATTGCCTCAACTGCATTGCTTTGTTTGAGTTCGTAATTCTCTTTCATGCTCCAACCCTCCCTTAATAGAATACCCAATGTCAGTAATACAACAAAAAATGGAATACTGTAAAAAGGAAAAACCATAAGCCCCAAAACATCAATCATCAATACGTATAAAACTAAACGCAAATAGTCTATGATTTTTTGCCCGGTTTTCCGCATCGGGTGGCTGCTTAATTTTTCTTTTCTCGCTTTCACGGCTTCGTATGCCGTCCAAAAATCAAAGAATGTCGCAAATACTACAAAAACACAACATACAAAGATTATTATCAAACAAACTTTCATGTCGTGTTGAATGAAATAAAAATACTTTTCCATCGGTCTTTTTTGTGGTGCGGATTGTTCCGCACCGGGTTAAACTTTGCATATTTTGATAAAATATTTTTTTTCAAATATTCCCTAACAACAAAAACCTTTGTTGGTGTTACATAACAAATACCGGGCTAACCGTGGAAATGGCAATAATACGCCATTGTTCCCAATTAAAAATTCTTCCCATTTACTTATAATTATTCTAATTTACCCAAGTTTCGGGGGTTAAACAATATTAGTAATTTCAAAAGGCTTATTGCAAGCCTCTTTAATACACTTATTTATTAAGCTTATATTATCATCTGTTACAGCAGTACATAATTGTTCTCTGTAATCTCCACTGCTTAAAGGTATTCTATATGTACAATTTTCAATATCAATATTAAATAACTTTGCTATAAAGGTTTGAAACAATGTACCTGCTATTATATATCTTGTAATTCCAAAATTTGCATGAATTGAATCTCTTGTAAAATCTGTTTTATTGCTCCAATTCACTGTGTTATCCATAAATGGGTAAGTGCTTTCTATCCCGTCAAGGCTTGTAATAACTTCCGCTTGTTCTATACTTGGAGGAGCAGGAACAGCAGACGTATAGATTGTGCTATTTCTTAATGTAAGATTGGTTCTTGCATTTTGTACGGCTGTTCCGCTTGGAATAACAAATTTAACATCTTGGCAATTAGTAATACAATCCTTGTAGTTTTTAGCAATATTAGTCCACATGCCAATTTGTCTTTCCCTTTGATTACTACCATAATCAAGCCACTTATCATCGTTTGCTCCACTTGGCCCATGAGATTCGGAAATGGTGTGATAAACGGAAAAAGCCCAAGTCATATTCATACCAAATACAGGATTGCTATAAAGACTTGATTTTTTACATTTGTCTATAAGTTCTTGAACAATATTTTTAGTTATATTCCCATCTTCTCCTTTTTCCCAAAAAACAGATTGGTCGGGATATGGAGATTGGTATGCCCCATTTTGCAAAATAACAAAATCCCATGCTTCATCGGCTAATATCCAATCCATCTTTACCGTATCATTCGCCGGAGCTGGTTTTCCTTCATCAGTTATATCGGAGTTTGGTTCACTTGACCATTTACCAGTAGTGCCATTATACTGTACCCAATCTGTTGCTTGATACTTCCACTTATAGTAAGTGACACCCTTCTCTGTCTCCCATCTTGATAGAAAAACGCCTAATGTTGCAGCCCCAATATATGCGTTACCAATAATTACATCTTTATTAAAAGACTTACATATATTACCAACCTCTCTCACCGTGTCAACTCCAAACGAAGAGCCTATAAAAAGAATCTTCAATGCTTCTTTGTAGGACGTGCTGTCTTTGTTTTCTAATACCGTTACTCTTTTACCCAATAGATTCATATTTTCTTTATTGTTTTTCACCTCTTTATTTACATCTTCGATTTGCTCGTAAACGTTTTTTTGCATATAAGGAATATTGTAAATAAATAAGGATTTAAGAAATTGCACTTTATCACCATTTATTCTTGAATTTGAAATATGCAAACCTAACTTAACTGCCCCATTCGGTTTCTTGTATCCTCTGTTGTTTGTTCCAGAACTCCCTCCTGCGGAGGTAGATATTTGATTGTTATCTACTCCAAAAAACTTAAACGTCCAACCATCAAAACTATTTTTACCTAAAGAATCAATAATATAAATAACAGTATCATCTGCTATCGCAGAAACGTCTAGTATGTCTAATGCACTATTAGTACTATTCGCTCGAGGATTGCCTGTTAAGGAACTTCCAACATAAGCAGAATCAGCATAGGCTTTAAGATGTTTAGTAGGCGTATAATTTAATTTAGTGGTATTTATAATCTCTTCAATTTGTCGGTTATTTTCCTCTGACTGCTCCTCTGTCTCTTTACTTCTTTTATCAAGTTCTGTTATGTAGTCTACTATATTTTTAGGAAACATCCCTAAAAAGAAAAAACCATCAATATCACTTATAGTGGATGGTGTAGAAGTATGTATATATAAAAGTTTTGCATTAGCAGACGGTAGAATATCATTCCCCGAATCTTGGTAACTCCAATTCACTTTATTACCGTTTGCGTCTGTCAACTTAATTGTCAATTTATAATCGGCAATTCTCACTTTTTTCCCTTGTGAATTATACATGCTAATAACGTCATTTGTATTTGCGTCAATTGGGTAGGGTACGTTACATCTTAAATACCCATCCGTGCTGGTAGCTATCGGGGAATTATCTCCTGACCAATTACCAATAACATATTCTGACGCCTTAATACTCAATCCCTCTATTTTATTCTCTAACTTGGAAACTTTTCCCGATGTTGCAATACCCAATTCATTCTTTACCCAAATACCTTTTTTATTGATAAAGATTAGAAGTTGGTCGGTCAATTCCACGCCTCCAAAATTAGAGTAAACCCCCGGTTGTGAAGCCAAATAAAAAATATTTTGGTCGGGTGTTCCGGGGTTTGTATCGGGTGTTGCTATTCCGGCAAATGTAGCGTTGTCGCCTATATTGCTAACCAGCGACAACAACGTTGCCTGCAACACGTCCCCCGTAATTTTCTGCATGCCGTTTGCTTTGATAACGGCGGCAATTGATGCTTTTAATTGTTCATAATTTCCCATAATTCGATAATTTAATTGTTTTTGAAATCATTATTGAAATCTCCGTTAAAATCTCCTTTATTGCTTTTAATATAGCCACGTCCTATTTTCTTTACGACGGTATTTGTTTTAAACTCAATTTCGACGCTCGCCAAATCTCCCTGCGTTTGCCATTTTGGGGTAATTAGAAACGTGTCGCAATCGTATTCCCTGCCGTATTTATCCGTTATATGAATGTAATCAGCCATACGAATAAAACGCATTACGTCGCAAAGATATTCCGGGGCTAATATCGTACATTTAAACGTTTTGACTGATATTTGTTTTTCCGGAAAAAAATACTCGTCCCGTTCTTCGCCGTCCTCTTCAAATTCATAATCCGGTTTTCCCAACTCTGTACAAAGGTACAACGTATTTTTGAAATCCGGGTTTTTATATACTATTTGCCCGGCGTCGAAAACCAAATTTTCCATGTCCCACCATTCAATTTTAAGGTACCCGGAAACATCTTGTACAATGGTAAACATTTCTGAATACCACGTTTGAACCCCGTCGGATAACCTCATATAATAAATTCCGCCTAACTGATTTAACGGCATGGGTAATATTGCCGGGTATAATATTACATCATATCCCAACGACTGAAACCGGACAACTTGCAATCCGGTTCCCCTCATGTATGTTGTTATATTTGCAATTTGTTTTCCGGTTTTATCATATAGAATAACAGACGTAACAGAATTTGAACGGGTATTTCTTATTATCTGAAACGGCAATAATCTATCATCCGGTGCGAACAATGGGTATATTTGCCCGTATGCGTAACTTTTACGGTGGTTCTGCTGCTCTATTGACGTGTACCACGGCAATACGCTTATATTGTTATTCTGTATCATATTTCAACGTTGCTTTAATGTTTCGACTACACAAATTTACTGAAAGTTTATCAACTTGACCGTTACCAATATATGTTTTAACTAACAGCATCGGGTTTGGGTCTGTGGTTCCTGCCGGGAAATTCAATGTTTGTTTCTTTTTACGTTCCAATCCTCCCATAGCATAATATGGGGAATTATTTATTTTGAAATTCCGTGCGGGCATACCATAAACCCAATATGTCGGTTGTATATTGATAAACGCTAAATATCCATTTTGCAAAAAATATTCTACGCTATCAACGGTTTGTCTTGTGAAAGGCAATTCCAATTGTCCGCCGCCGGACGGCGTAACTGCTGCAAACAATGCGAATCCATCGGAACTAATTGCACCGGGGTTTAACAACATCAAATCTATGTCAGACGTAAAATTTGATATGTTAATTTCTTCAATTTTCCCGGCTGTTACATATTTTGACGTAATTTCTATTGGCAACCCCTCAAATGGTGTTGTTACATCATCCATCCACTCAAATCGATAACGTTCCGGTATTTCTACTTTGTCAAATGAATATTCAGACGTTGCAAAAGCTAATTTTTTGCCGTTCCTAACGCTTTCTAATTGTGTTAAATCATAATCAATAATCGGGTTATATCCATACGAACCGCCATTTCTAAACCAACTTACCTGTTCAATTTTAAATTTTCCGTCCTCAATATACCAATAACATTTGTAAATATCCCGTAACATCGTCATAATCTGTTGTAATGTAATCGGGGCTTTTTGCGCCGGGGTTTTATATTCGCCATTAATGATATTACTTTTCTGACTTATTAGCAACTTAAATGACTGCCCGGAAATAGGATTGTTTGTGTTATAAAGAAATTGGCTGTATTCCGGCGTCGCTTCATGCGTTATTCCGGGCGCAAATTCTTTTAATAGCACATTGATACATGACGACAATGTAAACGCATCACGCAAAGTATATGCTTTTCGGGCTTTTTCCTCTAATATCCAATCCATCAGATAAAACCCAAACCATAACGACGCATAACGCCACGTTGACCGGGCGATTGGATAAAACGTTTGTCCATATATGGAATAAGGCGGCTTAAAATACTTTCCACTGTCGGCTAATCCCCACTCGGTCGGCGTATCTGAAAAATTATTAGATATAAATGCCACGTCGATTGCGTAACCAATTGCCCGGCGGTAATTTCTATTATTATCTACAATATCATCGGACGACAACGGGTATGTATCTAAATCGCCTATTTTATCAACATCAACCAAATACCGGGCGTATATATTATAACTTTTCATATCGGCGTGCATCGTACCCGTTGCTCCGGAACCCTCAACGGCGGTTAAATCAAATTCCAACGTATCAAAAGGTTCTTGCGTCATCTTTGTATACCGGAACATTGCCACATCATCAGAACGGCGGCGTATCTCAACACCTGCTAGCCCAATAGGTAGCCCACCCGCAACTCGTTTTTGTGCAATATGGATATAATAATTTACATTTAATTCCGGGTATAAATCTCCCATAAATTCATCAGGACTTACACCCGTCGACATCCGCCCACTATAAAGCCCGGATATTACCGCCGGGGAACCTTGCGACGTAATTTGTATTTCTTTCAAAATATTACATAGTGCAAAATGATAGGTTTGTATTAATGCGTTTTGGTCAGTCGTGGCGTTTGCGTCTTGTTCCCAATTCGTGCCGCCCAAAAAGCACGAAACAATACTATCTCCGGGAACGTATATTTGTATCAATGGGCGTTTTCTTATTGTAAGAAATTCGATTTGTGGGGCTAACTCAATTAAATTGTATTCCTTTTCCAATCCTGCCAAAACGTCGTTGTATTGGTCTATTGTTTCCGGCTGTACCGTAACCAATTTATCATCATCATTAAACGTACAATCCGTTTTCATAAACTTTGCTTTATAGTATTGATTGTATGTTTGTCCCCAATCATCGCTTTTTTCGATATATAGGAAAAATTCAGAATCAAACGGGGCGTTATTGATAATATCGTAATCAGCACGGACAAAGTTTATTTTACCGGACAATTTAGCCCGGTAAAACCTTTGATTTGTTTCCAACTCATAATCCAACGTTAAATCATCCTTATAATTGGGGCGGACGGTTTGTTTGGTTCCGTCCTCCCCTATCTGCAAAAAGAATCTATATTTTGGTGTCATAGTCTTTTTATTTTACGTTTCAAATTCTTGTAACTTTCAATCGTATTTCCGTCGCCATCCACGTAAACCCGTCGTCGGTTCTGTTCCTTAATTTCCCTTACATCATCCGACAAATTGCGTAAATCCGGGCTTTGTCCGGTAACGTTTAACGTCAAACCGTCGCCGTCTGAATAGGATTTTAAATACTTATGTGCAAACGTACCATTGTTTAGCGAATTGATAACGTCCGGTATTATCTTTCTGAAACGGCGTGAACTTCGTTTATTTATCACGGCGAAAAATTCGCCTCCCTCGGCACGTCGGCGGGTTCCGTCCGGTTTCGTTCCTAAATCAATATCATTTCCGCTTTGGTGCGAACCGCCCTCCAAAAGTTCAACGGTACCGTCGCCGTATGTTTCCGTTCCTCCGGTTCCTCCGGTCTGTTTTGCCAATTGCGCCGCCTTGATTTTAGACGCTGCAAAACTCGCCCACATTACGGCAATTGCAGGTATTGCAAACGGGAAACCTAATTGCGACCATATCAGCGCCGTTGCTGTTACCATGTTTCCGATTTGCTGCAATGTTTGTATTGCTGCCTGCTGTTTTTGCGCTTTCTGTTGTTCTTTCAACGCTTTTTCTTGGTTTTTCTTTGCCAAATCCAACTCCTTTTGCGCTTGTACAACATTATTGGCGTACCCGTTTGCCCTTGCTTCCAATTCTGCATCCAACGCCGATTGTGCGGCGGAAACCTCTTTATCCGCTTGCTCAACGGCTGCATCTGCTGCGGCAACACGTGCCGCCGTGAATGTATTTAACGCATCCAATGCGTATTGCATAGACGTATTAATTGCCTCTTTTTGGTCGTCGTCCAAATTAAGCCCAAACAAACCGTAAATGTCTGTTCCTCGTTCCTCCCCTTTGGATTGCTCAATTTCTTGGTCTATTTTTTTAATAGTGTTTTGAATTGTTTGTACCTCAACATCAGACAATTTATTGGCGGCTTGCTGATTTAATTCTAAAACCTTTTGCAAACGTTCCTTTTCTGCTTGCAAACGAAATTGAGTTTTCCGGGCTTCTGAATTTCTCAACAAATCAAACTCCGATTGTGCCAACGCTTGTTGTTGGTCGAATATCTGTAATTGCGCTTGCAAATATTCGTCCGCAATTCCGGCTCCCTTTGCGTCAAAACTTGCATTAATCGCCCCGGCGTCCTGCTGTTGCCCGGTCGGTTTCTGTTGGTTCTGTAATAATGCGGTTTGTCTTTCGTTTTCCAACAACTGCATCCGCAATTGTTTTTCCTGCTCGCTTCCCTCTTTGACTGCTTGCAAACGTAATTCAATGCTTTCTTTCTGTAACGCTAATTCCTGCAATTGTCGGTCTTGTTCTATTTTCAATAACGCCTCGGTTTGTTGCTGTTCCAACGCCGTAATTGTGGCGTTTATCGCTTGACGTCCGGTTTCGTTCAAATCCTTTTCGGTCTGCAATTGGTGTTGTAAATCCTCAATTTGGCGGGAATACTGATATTGCGTTTGTTGGCGACGCTTTGCCCATTCGTCGGTTTCCAACTGCAATTGTGCATCCTGCAATTTTCGGGTTGCTTCCAAATTCTTTTTGTATGCCGCCTCAATTTGTTTTGCTTGCTGTTCTGCTGCCTTTTCCGCATCGCTTTTACCCCTTGGCGTTACGGTTGGGTTCTGTGTTGTTACGGGTTTGTTCCCGGTCGGTTCTTTTGGCGTATCTCCTACGGAAACGGGGATTGTTATCGGCTTTATTTTCTTTTGCATATCATCCAACCCCTCTTTGAAATTTTGGGTAATGTCCTTTACTTGTGCTTTTACCAAATTTCCGTATGCGGCTGCATAATCTGACAACCCTTTTTTAACGTCGTCAAAATCCAACGTAAACGCTCCCTTTAATGCGGTTCCGGTTGCTTTGACAATATCAATAAAGAATCCAAACAAATTTCCCAACGTGTCAAATGTGGTTTTAAATCCGGCAACTATACCGTTCCAAATGGCACGTATCAAAACACTTTCATTGTACAACTCAATAAAGTAATTGACAACATCAATAACCCCTTTTATTATCGCCGTCAATCCTTGGTTAACAAAAACTTTTGCCTGCGTTGTCAACGTTTCAAAATTCCCGCCGGTTGCATCAAACAACCCGGATAATGCGTTTTGCAACTCAATTTGGCTTTGCAATTGTTCCTCCTGCAATTGCGCCAAAACTCCGGCTTTCCCTTTTACTTCATCCATGTTTGTTGAAATATCTTTCAACGTGCGCAAATACTGCAATCCGGCGTCCTCTCCGGGCCCCCCGAATATATCTGCAATTGCAGCCCCGACCGTTGCCGCATTATCCGGCAATTCTGCCAATTTTGCGGAAACGTCTTGTATAACATCGAACGTTGTTTTGGTTCCGGTCTGCAAATCTTTTTGAACTTGTTCCGACGAAATACCGATACCGTCCAAAGCCGCCGCCGTCGCCGTCGTCATTTCACGCAAACGCAAATTTGCCTCCTTAATTGCGTCAACGCCTTTGTCTGAAAAGATACCCATTTTGTTTGTTTGGGTAACAATTGCAACAAATTGGTCTGCTGATATTCCCGCCTCTTTGAAATATGCCGGGTATTCTTTCAACGTGTCTAAAAATTCCCCGTTCGCATCGCCTCCGGCTAAAAACCCATCCTTAACCAATTGCAATGCCTCATTTGCAGAAATACCAAATTGTTTTGATAATGCGTTTGTTGCAATCAATGTTTCCCGGAAATCTGCGTTGAATGAATCGGCGACGGCTTGCACCTCATTTCTAAACGCTTTCAAATCATCGCCACTTTTCCCGGTAAATTGTTGCGTCAATCTCGTTGCCTCAACTAACCCGGCGTTATAATCGTACCACCATTTAAACGCCGCACCCGCCGCCGTAATTCCGGCAATCGCCAAAAAAACCGGGTTTGAAAGTAATCCCAACAAAGTTTTTCCCAATGCTTTTGCCCCGTCGCCAATAGCTGTAAAAACGGCTTTACTTTCAGCCCCGCCACGTCCTAACGCCAAAAGACTTTCGCCAAATGCGCTATTTAAACCTAACGTTTCTTTTAATTTGTCGCCATACGCAATAATTGCGTCGGACGCCTCCGTATAATTTCCGACGTTCAATTGAAATTTCCCGGTTGCTTCCTGCAAACGTTTCATTTCTTCGTATATTTCTTTGGTTTGTGCAACCAATTTTCGCCCCTCCTCGGTGTTTTCCCGTTCGGCTTTAGTCATGTTGTTTAAATAAATCTTATTCAATGAATATTGCGCCGATAAACGGTTATAACTACCCTCGGCGGATTGATTTATTTTCACAATCAGTTTATTAATTTGGTTCGCTTCCTGCTGTGCCAATTTTAACTCGGCCAACTTTTTGGCGTTCTCGCTTTCTGCAAACGCCAAATCACGTTGCGCACGTGCCAAACGTTCCGCATCGTCTGCGGCTTTTTTGGTTGTCTTTCGCCCGTCCTCCGTTGCGCCGGAAACCTTTTTCAGAATCTCCGCCAATTGTATTGCTTCGGCTTTGATATTTTTCAGCGCATTTGTATATGTGTCCGAAAGTTCATCCAATTGTTTTATCAAATCTGTAATCGAATTATCCGGGCTTATTAAATCCGAATATTTGATTGGGTTGTTATTATCTGCCATACGCCGATTGTTAAGTTATTTACGGGAAATTCCCCCGTCTGTTGCATTTTCTTTTCTCAAGTGTGTAATTTATCGCCTAAAAATAAAAACGCCGGAAATCGCCTTATTTTACCTTTTTTTGCTTGTTTGCTTTTTTGGCTTGTTCCTTGATATACTCAAATGCGTTGTAATATTCCAAAACGGTAAATTTCTTTGGGTCAACATGCAAATTTTGGGACAATATCAAACACATATTTTCAAATTGTCTGTCATGCCTAATTTCCACGCTTTCCGACCCGGTAAACGTCTGCGGGTTGAAATAGGTTATCAAGTCCGCCGTAATGTCGTCAATCTCTTTTGCGTCCGCCTCGGTTGCCCGACCGTCTATTATTGTGCGTAATACAACAATCGTTCTTTGTTTCAATTTATCGTAATACTCTTTCAATGTCGCATCATCGAACAACCGGGGAAAATACAAACGCAATTCATCGTCTATTTTTTTTTTAACCGCTTCCAAATGGGCGGTTATCTCTGAATTTGCAACGTCTTTAAAAAGACTCATTGTTTGTTGCAATCCATCATCTGACAAATCATTTCGGGGTTTACCATTTATTGATTTAACCAACACGGCAAAAGCCAAATGCCGGGGGGAAACCTCGGATTGAATGAAATATATGTTTTGGCGCATATTTTCCAACTCAACGGTTGCCATGTTTGGCGTTGGGCTGTTCAAATAACGTATTACCTTTTCAATATGTCGGTCAAAATCCGATAAATCAGAACCAACCCCGGCGTCAACCAAAAGCATTTTGTTATACTTGTGGAAACGCAACATCGGCAATTCGTCTATACTATCATACAACTCAACGTTCATTCCTTTTATTTGTACATTCTTCATAATAAAACACGTGTTATCATTGTACTACAAAAGGGAACGCCCAAAAATGAGAGGTTCCCGGTAAATATCAACGCAAAGAAACAAATCAAAACGCACGCCCACCACGACAAACAGAAATCGCAATTAAACATCTTTGAAAAGAAATCGTTCCCGTGAATCTGTACCCATTCAATGCCGCCCCATTTGCGTAATAACGTCAGCACAAAAGCCGCTATTAATGCGACAACAATAATGTTATAAATAAAATGTTCCATATACTACAATTTACATGTTTCTCCAATACTCAATTCGCCCTCAAACCGGAATCCGCCGAACGGGTGCATTAAAAATTGGTTTTCTATTTCATCCAACGAAAAGCCCCTGTAAATGTTTTCCGCCAATTCGTACACTTTGTTTATTCTGTAACTTCCATTTCGCACCAAAAAACCGCCGTTCAAAACGTCCAATATTTGCCGCTTCAAATCCTCTTTGTTGCGTGTGCTTGCATCGTTGTATATCTTTCTGTAATCAAACCAAAAGATAATCGAAAACGCCGTTTTTATGCCAATATCAACGCCGGGTTCCCAACTTATGTTTTGCGGGTCGTCAATCCAAAAAAACGAAAAATTCCCAATATTTGCATCCGGGGTTACTTCTATATAATCGTTTCGCCCTACATAAACGCACGGGGTAAAATAACGTTTCCGGTTCCCGTCATATTTAACAAGTCTTTCAGCCCGTCCAAATGCTTTGTCCAACCACGGTAAATTATCAACCAATCCGGTTTGTATATTTCCAATGATTCTGTCTAATAATTCCGGGTTCGCAATTACCGGGGCTTTGTTATTCGCTGCCATATATCGTTTTTTTTGCCTCTGTTATTAAATCCGGGAAAATATAATGCCATATAAGGATTTTAATATTTTCGTCCGTTAAACCTAAAATTTGGCGTCCATACTTTTTTATTAATTCCTCGGTTTTCCAATCCGCCGCCTTAATTTCAAATTGTTTGTCGCCAACTTCCAAATAAAAGCTACTTTGAAAATCGCCCTCATCCCTTAACGTTACCCGGTTTGTAGGCTGTCCCTTTGCCTCTTTGATTGCAATTGTTACCGGGCTATACGGGGCGTAATCCATGATTGAAACGCCCAAACGGTTAACGCCTTGTTCAAACAATTGTTCCTCGGCGTTCATATCTATTATATACGCCTCGTTGTCCCATATTATTTTTTGCACTAACCGCCCGGACGTTAATTCATCGTTGAATTTAACGACCCGTTTTAATAAGTCGTCAATTTTTCCCATATCACTAAATAAGAATACCGCACGTTCTCAATGCTGCCAATAGTGCATTGAATTTAGCTATTACGGCGGCTAACTCTTCACTTCCGCCCAAATTAGCAATATCTGCTGCCGCTTTTACGCCTCCAATAGCTTGTTTTGTGGCTGCGGTCAAAACTGCATCCTTTCCCGGTGCGCCCGGTGTTCCGGGTGTACCCGGTTGCCCTTTCAGATTCTTAAAAGCAAAAGCAAATGTTCTTGCGCTTGCGGTGCCGCCCAATGATACCTTTACTTCCGGGGTTCCGGTGTTTGCATCCACGGTTGCGGTTGCTCCGGTAATTGTCGCATCAGCCCCGGGACGACCGGGCGCTCCCGGCGTGCTTGACTTAAATAGATAATAATGCAACAATTTTGCCAAATCCGTTTGCCCTTTTGACGCCAAATGCAAATCAATAACTCTCATTGCATTTTCAATTGTCATTCCTTGAATTGTCAGCGTTTGCCCGCTGCTTTCCTGCCTGTCGTTGTACACTTTAATAACAATATCGTTGTTCATGTACTTATCTTTTGCGGCTGACAAATCTAACATTACAATACCGCTTTGTGGAATTGCTTTTTCAACGTTTGTTGAATCAATGGTTACTTTTGCTTTTGGCGACGGATATTCTGCGCCGTCGTCGTCAACAATATTTGCAACGACCAAAATTTGCGGCAACTTTCCGGAAATGCTCGACCATGATTCAGTAATTGCAATATCCTTTTTCAATTTATTATACGTGTATTGCGCATCAATCATATACGCTTGAAATCCTCTTACTCTCATAATTTACGCTTTTAAATTCTACAATTTTACCTTGAAATTATATACAACTTTTGCTTGAAATTATATACTAAACGGTTCTGTATCTAACGCCCCGGTTGTTACAACTCAAACAAATGCGGTCTAACCCCTGCGTATCTAATCGCAAAGCCTCATACGCTTTTTTAAGGTCATAGCCCAACCCGCCGGGACGAACCCCGGACGTATTGCCGTCCAACTCATACAGAATATCCGTGCGGCTTGCATTTGACTGATTGCGGTTAACCCTAACGTTGGGATTCATTGCTAACGTGCGCAAACCTATTGCCGCAACCTGCCTTTGAATAACGGTTTGGAACATCTGCCGTTGCGAAATAATAAAGTCGGTCAAATCGCAACCAACCGTTATTTCGCAATTTAGCCCGTAATTGTGGGTATTGGTGTACATAGTATAAGCCACGTCCCATAATTCCGGGTATTGCTCGAATGTTTCCGGGGCGTCAACCTTAAATGGGGAAACCTGCAAATACTTTGTCATTTCTCGCCATGTTTCGACGGAACCAATGTTGCACGTTCCGCACGGCTCCCGGCTCCAATCCTTAGATACGTTTATTGCTTCCATCCCGGCGGGTAATTCGTCTTGATTATAGCAAAGAAACCATGAACCCCCGGCGTTGTTTGCGTCGCTGATATACGGCAAATAACAATCGGTCAACGGGAACCATTGAAAGCCGCCATTTGTAACGGTAAAATCCAAATCGAATGTTTTTACCGGGTCAATCTGCGACGAATGAAATAAATACATTCTTACCTTTCCGGTCGCTCCGGTCATTTGTAGCCCGATTTTCTCAATTTTGGTTGTTACCCCCATACTACGAACCGGAACAATTTCAAATCCTACTAATTTATGGGTATTTTGAATTGTAGCCCGGATTCTGCCGGAACCATCAAAAAACGTTTTTCTTTCCAATAAATTGCGGGTTTCCTTTTCCAACTGCTTAATCTGTGTAAAAGTCTGAACAACGGTTGCAATTCCGTTTAATGTCAGTCTTTCCAAAAAGTCATAAAAAATGTTGTATGGTCGCCAATACGGGTTTCCGTAATCGTCCCGGCTGTAATCTTCGTTAAAATCGCTCGCCGTCGGTTCCTGCCCGGTATTATCTATTTTAGCAATCCAAAATATATTGTTATGCTTTACTTTTTGCCCGGCTTTATACGGCAAAATCAAATTCCATTCCGGATATTGTAGCCCCCAATCGTCCGGCATTATTGCCTGCATATTATCCAACGTCAAAAGCGGGTGCGCACCTTGAAAGTACAACCCGCTTTCGGTCTGTGTCAAATGTTCATCAATGAATGTTTTCGGGTTGTATGATTGTTCCCAACCTACGACGTTCAATAATGCTGCTTGTATGTCTTTTATTCGATACATAATGCAAATAAAAAAAGGGACGGGGGAAAACCCCGCCCCCGGTTATACAATCCTTTTACCTTATGTTATGCGCCGGGAAATGCTGCGGCGTTGGTAACATATACAGGCATACCCAAAGGTTCGTTTTGGTCACGTGCTGCAATCTGCGCTTTGATAATCGGATTTGCAACCTTTGTTGGGTCACTGTTATAAGCAACCAAAAAGGCAACATCAACACTAAATCCGAAATACTCCTTAACGGCGCAAGTCAAATCCTCTGTTGCTGCTCCTACTGTTGCACTTTGGTCGCCAACCGAAGTATAGTAATGTGAACCAACTGGCAAATCAATCATCGGCAAACGTACAACATCCCATTCATGGAAATTGGCACGTGTACGGCGCAATGCTTCACGGTCAACACGGGTTAACACGCCAACGTTACCATCTTCAACAGCAAAGAATGTTCCATTTTGGCTTACTTCGTTTGTCACGTTGTTTGTGTAATGGAATTTCTTTCCGGCGTATTCCAACTGTTTGTTTACGTCGTTTGTCGCTCCATGCTGCGCCAACTTGCGAACCAAACTTTCGATTCCGGCGTTGCAAACGATATGCGGCATACGTGGGTAACAATTGGCTCTCATAATTGGGTCAATGTCGCCCAAAATTTCGGTTGCCATTTCCTTTTTAACCTTGATAACGTTACCGGAAAAGTCATAATTCAATTTGTCTTTCAATACCTGCGCTTTCTGTGCTTCCAACGCTGCAATTGCGCCTTTGTCTAACGCATCAGCCAACGCACGTGTATATTTTTCCATTTTACGGTAAAAGTCGTGTTCATACGAAATTTCATTGTTCGTATAAGCCGCCGGAACCATAGTAAAACCGATTGTGTATGTTGCCCACACAACGGTATAAAGTGCGGACGTATTTTCGTCGTCCTCAATTACACATGAACGGACGTTGCCAACGGTAACATCGCCATCGTAATTGATAACCGGGATTTGCACGGTATTACCCATTGAGGCAAACGCCCTTTCCCTCAACTTTGGGTTAATAATGGAATTTGCGGCGTTGGTTTGCTCAATAAAGAAATCCAATGCGCCATACTCACACGGGCGGGTCATATTGCGGTCAAATTCCGGGTTCTGAACTCGCCAATTCTGTAATCTTGTTGCAATTAAACTCATAATGTTTTATTTTAAATTGTTATTAATGCGGGTTTACCCTTTACCCGTGGTTGTTTTATCTCTCCGGCAATGCTGCAATATTGTTGTCTTTCCATGCTTGCGCCATTGCATCCTCAAACTCTTTGGAACCTGCGGTCATTCCCTGCGCCATCAGATTGTTACTAATTGCGTCGTATGCTTCAACACGTGTTTTGCTTCCTGCAACGTCAATTACTACGCTACCGCCTGCGCCTCTACCTCCCGGCGGGATTGTTCCGCCTCCCGGCTGTTGGCGTCCTTTGTCAATTATTCCCATTGCGTCCAATTCACGGGTTAACAACTCGCCCGGCGTAAATGGGTTTAACTGATTGTTCGGGTTTCTCATAATCGCCCCGGTTTCGTCCTTAAACGCCAAAATTTTGCCGCCTTTGCCATCGTCGATATATTCCGGGTTCATTCCCTTGATTTTATCGTTAGCCTGCTGCAAAATAACCTTTGTTACACTTTCCGGCAAACCTGCCTTAAATTTAAGCCCTGCGGACGCTGTTTGCAATTCGTTGTCTATCTTAATGCCGAACAACTCTTTGGCGTGGTTTTCTTTTTCTGCCTCAAACTTTTTGTTCAACTCTGTATATTGAGTTGTAACGTTTGCCAAATCTGCTTTTGCCTGCTTTAATTGCTTTGCGGTTTCTGCATCTGCTCCACCGTCGGCAATTACTTTTTCCAAACGGGTTTTCTCTTTTGTCAATGTTGCAATCTGTGATTCCAACCCGGTAACGCTTTCCGCTTTTGTCTTAAAATCTCCCAACACACGTTTTGCGTAATCGTATGTTTTTTCAGTTCCGTTTTTCTCAACTCCGGACGCTGCCAAAATATCCACATCCAAATTGCCGTAAATTTCCCCGGTTTTCTTTGCTATTACACTATTTTCGTCATTCTGTGATAACGTTGTAATTGCGTTAATCTGTTCGTCAGTCAAACCGGACAAAGCCGCATTCGCTACCAAAATTTCTCTTGTTAATGCCATAATATTACCCTTTTATTATTAACTCAAACTAAATACGCTCAACGCTCCGGTATTGCAATCTACCAACGCAACCTTATATGTTGGTGCCTGCGATGCTGTTACGTCTTTCGACCATGCCAATACCTTTGATTTGTTTGTTACTTTTGCCGTTTCCGGTGTTACTACAATTACATCGTTAATCGTTCCGGCTTCAATACATTCTTTCAATTTCTTTTTTGCGGCTTCGTCTATCGTCGCAATTGGTTTCGTACTTGTAACAATCAAATTGTCCTGCTGTGCAATCTGTGCCATATCTTTATAATTTTTTGGTTTAACTTATTCGTTTGTTTCCGGCGCATCCTGCTTTGCCTCCGGTGTTTCCTTTGATTTTCTTCCCAGCTTTGCCGCCGTTGCTAACAATCCCTCGGCTTTCAGTTCTGCAAGAATTTCGGCTTTCATAGCTTCTTTCATTGCTTTTTTCTCTGCCTCTGCTGCCTCTGCTTTGGCTTTTGCACCGGCTTCGGCTTTCTTCTGTTTTTCTGCCTCCAATTTAGCCTCGTTTTCCTGCAACCATTTGTTCGGGTCGTGCATTACATCAACGGTAAAACCCTGCTTTCTCAAATTGTGCAACCCAAAAGATTCAAAGAACTTTTTGCCGAAAACCTGCATACGTGGTTTTGAAATTCTTTCGCCCGTGTCTTGGTTGAATTTCTTAACCTCAATTCGGCAATGATAACAATCTTCCTCGCCCTTTGGTACAATAAAATTTTCCGGGGTAACGTCTAAAATATTGACGTCTTTAATTTGCCCCTCCTCTGTTCTCACTTGCATACTCGTAAAATTTATTAGTTATTACTTTTATTTTCTCGGAAAATGGTATTTGCGTTCCAAACTCCAAAATATTTGTATTTTCTCGCTCAAATCTGCGAACAAAATTAGCAAAATTCAGTTTTACACGCAATTCCGGTTCGCTAATTATCTGTTGCCCATATAAATTTAATACCTCGGCACGGGTTAAATGTCGGTACGGCTCCAATTCTGCCAACACTAACATACGTTGTAATTGGGTCGAGTCGTTCCGGTACTCCGTTTCGATAATTTGGTTTTGCATTGCGTCCAATTCTGCCTCACTTGCTCCGGCTTCCTTTGCTAACTTGTAACGTTCCCGCAACTCCATTGCATCGTAAATATAAAATTCCGTGCCTAAATTGATTTTTGCAGAAACAAACAAATTGCCGTACCTCAATCGGCAAACCGTTTCATCAACGAATTGTTGCGCCGCCTCAAATCCTTTCTTTACCCGGTTTAAAATTGTGCTTTGGCTCTCAAAATTTGCTTTTATCTGTTGTTCATTCAATGCGTCCCGTGTTGTTATTTCCTCATTCGTTCCGACAATAGACGTGATAATATTGTTGCGCAATCGCTCTTCCTCGGCAACATTATAATCCAAACTATTACGGTCAACGGTCAACATCTGAACCGGGTTGCGCAAATCCGGTTGTTTGTCGCCATCGGGAACGGGTATTTCAACAAAAGAACCAACCCCGGCAATTCGTTTGTCGCCACATTTCGGGCAACGCTCTAATATCCCGGCTTGGTCTAACTTGTAACGTCCTTGTTTGTCTTTCAAAAACCCGCCGTCGCAATAATCGCCATTTTCTGCGTTGCTGAAATCGCAACTTTGTTCATAGCCGGAATAAATAGGATATGAACCGTACATATCCAAATGCCGTTTTGATATATGATAAAACAGATACCAATCCATGCTTTCCAACTGCTCGGTCAATGGCGACGCCTTAACATCGGGTTCCCTCAAACTTATTGCCTCATTCCAAAAGAAACGGGCGGGTGTATAACCTAAATCGTGGGGGCTGTCAATCAGCAAATCGCCAATATTCCCGTCTTTCTCCGTAAATACCCGGTATCTCTCATCGTCAATTACTGCAATACGTTTGTCGTCCTGCTTGAAAATTATCCATCGCATAACGCCCGTTACCGGGTCTGCATCAAACGTTATTACCTGCTCAATTGGCAACCAATAGAAATACGGACGGGGGTATTTATCGGCGGCGTCTTGCTCCGTTGGCAAATCCACAATTAGAACGCTGTTAATTTCGGTTTTGAAATATTCCCACCCTTTAGAACTCCAAATTTCCGGCTCCCTTAAAACGTTCTGTCTATAATACTCCCAATCGTCCCTTTGTCCGCTCTCCATAAACTGATAATTGAACGCCGGGTTACGACCGTCAAAAATTCGGCTCAACTTATCAAAGCAAATTCCCGTTACCTCGTTGGTCTTAACGGGGTAACGGAAAAGAGTTTTGAAAATTTTAAACTTATCGTCGGGTATAAGGTTTGAAACGAAATTCAGAAAATCCGTTAACGGTTGACTGATATACGGCGCAACAAAGGTTTCGGCGTGAAACTTAATGCGCTGTTGGTGTACAATCGCACGGTTAATCGTCGCCCCTTTCTTTTGCTCCGTTATCTGTTTTTTTATGTCGTTTATACCTAATCCCATAATCTTTGCTAAATTCAAAATTTGAGTTTTCCGGCAACTGCCAACCGCCGTTGTTTCCCATCATCAACAAACGTTCGGCGTGCGTTATCTCAAATTCTCGTTTCATATTGTGTTGGGGACAAACCAATAAAACTTTTGTTGTCTTTGTCATAGCCTCGTTCTTTTCTTTTGTTTTACCATAGACTTAACGTAATTTACTGAATACTCATTTGTTGAATGAATAACAACCGCAAAGTCATTTGAAAAATCAATTGAAAAATCCCCTAACGTTACTATGCTCCCGCCTTTAAATCAGTTAGCGGGTTGAAATCCTCCGGAACAATAATTGCCAAATCATCCGACCAATTCGGCAAAAATGCCCATTGAATATTGTTGCTATCCGGTGCCTCATATCCGCCCAATGTTTTATCGCCGATAAACAAAGAACGTATTGGAATCGGATAATGGGTTGTTGCTGTTTTTGCGTCTTGAATTGCTCCAATTGCGCCGTTTTCGTCAAACAGATAAACGCCCAAATTGTCGCACCAACTTTCGCACTGCAATTCTTTCAAAGCCTTGATAATTTTCTGTGGCAACTTTCGCATAACCCCGGTAAATGGCGTTGGCTCACGCCCCACAATTTCCTCAACGCCTCCCAATGTTTCGTTACCACCTCCAAACGTTCTTGCTGCGCCTGCTTCTGCTGTCGGGGCTTGAATGTATGGGGAAATAACAATCTTTGTATCATCGTCAGCCGACAACAACGGCGTCCACGACGCTTTTTTCCCAATACCCGCCGTCGTGGTAAATGAATTTTTTTCTCCGGTGCTTTTGTACAATCTCTGAAACGCTACTTTCTGAATCTGCCCAAAACTTTCCGGGCAATTACTTACGGGAATATCGGGCAAAGCCGTACCCGCCGGACACTTACAAATCATAATCCTAAAATTTTAATATTTAAAACTCGTTTTACTATCTCCGGGGCTAACTCTTTACCCCATTTATCTTTTGCAAAGTTATAATATTTTTCCGTTAAACTCTTGCGTATATGGAATAAATTGTTAGTTACGACGTTTAACGCCCCTTGTTGCTTGGCTGTATGGTCGTGTATCGCCGTCCGCCAACTCTTTTTCGTATATTCCGGTCAATCCGTCCTCCGGGTCGTCATGGGCATTTGCAGGAAAATCACGCAAAAACCCGGTCAAATGTTCGTGTATCTTTGGGAAACGTTGTTCCCATCCAATCGGCATTATTATTTGTGCATTTACCATCGCTGAATTTGTTATAATACGGCTTTCCTTGTTTGCCCCTTGATAAAATGGTTCTGTTACTGCTTTTATCTTTTTCCTTATAACCTTTTCAAAGCCGGAACCGCCGTTGTTACTTTCAATCCATGCTTTTTGCGTTCCGCATCTGTTTATCATTTCCGGGACGGTAACGGCTGTTATTTCCGTGTTTTCCTGCGTAAATACCATGTCAGTAATTAGCGCATACAGAATCGGTTCAAACCGTTTCTTTTGTTCGTTCCATGCCTCATTACCGGATTTGTAAACGTCATAACACGCCGAAAATGTAAAGTCGTCGCCCTCGTCTGCCACGTCTGTGTAATTGCCACTACGTACATACGTCCCCCATTCGGATTTGTCAACGTATGTTCGGAACGGGTTCCGGTACAATTTACCCTCTGCGTTTCCGGGGTTGCCTTGATACAAACATTGAAATTGTACGGGGTCTAACGCTCTTTGTCCCTCCAATTTTGCCCGGTTGTGTCGTCTATCCCATAACGCCGCCCCCGGTTCCCGTGGGTCAATCTCTGTTGGCTCCCCGGTTTTCAATCCCTCAAAGTTAATGCGTACCCATGCGCCCGCCGGAATGTTCTTTACATCGTCCCAACTTTTAATCTCAATTACGGTTTCCCCGCTTTTTTCAATACGTCCAATCAAATCATCATCATGCCAACGGGTAAACACAATTAATTCTTGGGAATCATTATGCAAACGGGTACGTACAACGGTCGTGTACCATTTCCACGCCGCATTACGTACAATCGGGCTGTTGCCCTCGGCATAATCTTTGTAAACGTCGTCCAAAATAGATACATCAACCGTTTTTGACGTCAAAGAACCGCCACGACCGACAACACGCAACAAACCCTTACGCCCAACCATTTCTATGACGTCAGAATTTCGTAAATACGTATTAGCCATTGTTACGACGTTGGAACCGTTCAAATACGTTTCCGGGAACAATTCCCGGTAACTTGGCGTATCAATTATTCTTTGAACATCACGGTTAAAATCTCTCGCAATCGTTGCAGCATACGAACCGATACAAATTTTTGTGTCCGGGTCTAAACCCAACATAAAAGCGGGTAACTTTCGGCTTGAACCCTCGCTTTTTCCATGTTGAGGGGGCATTTGCACAATCATTTTCTTTATTTCGCCGTGGGCGAATTTATCCAACAACGTATAATAAACGACGTGGAACGGTTCCAAAGCCAAATCCGGTTGCATGTACCGGGCAAAGTTTATCAGCCTATGGCGTGCCGCCGCTTTTACTATCTCGCCGGGGTTGTTTTTCAATGCTGCATACATTTTAAGCAATTGTTCTTTATCCATTTTGTTTAATTCTTAAAAATAAACCATATATTTTTGTCTTACCCCCGTATTTTTTCTGACTTAAAAACCGGAAATCTTAAAAAATGACCAATTTATTGTTTCATTTTCCATTTGTCGCACGCTTTTTCCGAACGTATTATACTGCGATTTTCGACAAACGGGCATTTTAAACAAATTGGGTTCCCGTCCATATCCAAATTTGAATGGTCGTAATAATATTTACCCCAACCACAATTCCCGCACGTGTGTACGGGTTTCGGTTCATCTTTTTTCTTGATATTATTCTTTGTTGTTCGTACCATCGTCAATTACTCCTTTTTCTGCTAATTGTTTTTTATATTCTGCTGTTTGCAATTTATCGGCTATGTCAAATAATACATCTTCCGGCAAATCCTCAAAGCAATAGTTGTGGCTCTGTTCCTCAGCAGGTTTAGTTTCTTGCGCTTCTACCCTCTGCTTGTTTACCCATTTGTCCGGGGCTACATTAGTCAAAGCAAATATCAATGCTCCGGTATCCGGCTGTATATGCTTAACCTTTGTGCGTTGGCTTTTTATCTTTGGGTTTCCGTTACTATCACTGACATATTCTGTATCTGTTTCAGTAACCTCATATCCCATTGCCCTTTTCCACAAGGTCGCTTCTAATTTCCCGGTAATAGTTGCTAAAAACTCATCTTTAGACTTTTTAATGCGTTCCGCAAATTCCGGCTTCGCCTTTATCCAATCATGGAACGTACTATCTCCAATACCCGCTTTTTTGCAGGCTAATTTTTGGCTATCCCCGTCACGGATAAAACCGCAAATTGCCTCTACCGTCTGTTTATTGTACTTTGCCATATCATCCTATTTTTACGGCTTTACGCCCGGTTAATGTTTCCCAACGGTTAATAATCAAATCACAATAATGTTCATCCATTTCCATTGTTAGGTTTTTTTTATTTAATTGTTCACATGTTATAAGAGTAGAACCTGAACCTCCAAATAAGTCTAATATTATATTTGTATCAGCCTTGTTCCTTTCTGCTATCTCAATACACCATTTTATTATTTCTATTGGCTTCTGTGTCGGGTGTATTTTTTCTTCCCTATTTGCTAATGCTCTACTATAAGAATTTACCCTTAACGCTTTATTAAAACTTGTCCACGCTAACTCCCCATCCGCTAATGAAAAATCTCTTTGTCCTTTATCCCAAACTAACCAACACATACGTGGTGGTAAAATATCTGCAAAATAATTTCCACCCCATATTATTTGATTTTCCGAATACTTAAATGCTAAATTAAAAAAATCTTTTGTTGGTCTTTCTTTATCCCAATCGGGTGCATCGTATGACTTCCATTCGTTTTTATCAGCACCTCCTTTTCCATTTCCTTTTCCTTTTAGCATTCCCCTATAATCAATTCCATAAGGTGGGTCAGTTAATAACAATCCCGGTCTTTCCCCATTTAATAGTTTTTTTATATTTTCCTCTTTTGTACTATCTCCACACATTAAACGGTGTTCTCCTAATTTCCATATTTCTCCCGGTTTTACTATTGATTTGAGTTTTTCCGGATCTTCGTAATTATCTTCTTTAACTTTCTTTCCGGGTGCTTCATTAAACCATCCCTTCGGGGTTTCTATATTCCATGCTCTGATTTCGTCCTTGTTCCAATCCTTTGCAAGTTTAGCCCAATCCGTCTGTCCGGTGCTTTCGTTATCCAACAAAGCGATGCGGCGCAGCTTTTCAACCGGAGTATTTTCCGGCAAAGCTATGATAGGGACTTCTTTGCGCTTTAACGCCCTTTGTGCTTCCAATCTACGGTTACCACCTATTACAACGTATCTTCCCTTATATGGGAAACACAAGGCAGCACGTGCAATTGTCATTTCCGGCAATTCTTCAATACTCTTTTCAAGGTTTCTTTGCTTTGAATCTTCCCTTGTTCTTGGATTCTCAGGAACACCCGGTATCTGCCCATCGTTATATTCCAACAATTCTATTGGAACAAACTGAATCTGAATTTCATTGTTATTTTCCATGAATTTTTGATTTGTGGGGCTTTTATCGCTCCGTTTATACTTCTATCAATTTAGTTATAAAAATAGCTGTGTGGGGCTAATTTTAGCCCGATTTGTTTTATATACATAAACACCAAAGCCCCGGTTATAATTCCGGGGCGTTTATTATGCCTTTTCTACATTATTTCTATACCATGAAAAGGTTTTAAAGCATATTTTTGACGGGGTGCCGTCTTTCTTTTCCTTTCGTATGGTATATTCAAACTTTCCGTCATTGTCAACTCTTATTTCTTCAATTGTGCCAATATTTTCACCTTGTTTCACTCTATCCCCAATTTTAAACGGACAATTTTCTTTTATGTAGCTTTCATCCGCTTTGGCTTTTTCCTTTTCGTTGTACTCCAAAGCCTTTTCCCTTATATGGTTTAATTCTGCCATTCTTTTTACGTATGTTTCTTTATCCATAATTATTAGTTAATTGGTAGTTTCATAAAGCACATCCAATGAGTTTTAGATGCTTTTCCGGACTTATGCCCGAATAGCGGCCGCTCATTGATTATCTCCAATATTCGTCTTACAGGAATACGAGTTTCGTTCCATTTGAAAATCAGCACTCCGTTCGGTTCAAGCACTCGCATACATTCGTTGAATCCTTTCTTTATATCTTCCTGCCACTTAAACCGTCGAAGCGTTCCATACTTTTGAGCCATATATGCACCCTCGTTCGCATTATCAAGGTGTGGAGGATCAAAGACTACAAGTTTAAAAGAACTGTCCGGATACGGCATTGCTGTAAAGTCGGCAACCACATCAGGATGAACTTCCAGCTTACGACCATCGCATAAAACATATTCGACATCACGAATATCTTGGAAGAGAACGTTTGGATTCTTCTTATCAAACCAAAACATCCGGCTTCCACAGCAAGCGTCAAGTATTATTTTTTTGCTCATTTCTCTTTAAATTAACTTTATTATTTTTCTGTTGGTAAATCTACGGTTAACAATACGGGTTGCAATGGTTGGTTAAACGTCGCAACCGACAAATGTATTGTTCCGGTTTCTTTTATTCTCTCCAATTCTTCCGGGGATAACTGCCATTTGGTAATTATAAGCCCCTGCGGGTCATTAGGGATTTTCATTGCAGGTAACGGCATGTATTCCGGTTGGTCTTTTGCAAATACTACATTCACGCCGGGAAATTCAACGGGTTTCATTGCCTTGCTCCTTTCTTGGTTTCTTTCTAAACTTACGTTTCTTTTCCGGTATCTCAATACGGTGTATCTCAACACGTGCGCCAAAAGCCTTTGCCAACTTTCCGGCAACTTCTTTTACTTCTTCCGGTATATCATTTTGAGGCTTTCCCGACGCATCGGCGTTTATCTGTTTTAGCAATCCGGCGATTGCTGTTTTTTCCTCTTTGTCCGTTGTCGTCTTGAAACGCTGAATCAGATTTGCAATTGGTTGCGTTCTCATAAAGTCAGCACATTTAAAACGGTCTTTGCAAATATTGCAATCATCCGGGTAATTGTGTTTTGCATCCTGCGAACTCTTTTCGTCTGCCTTTCTGAATCCGTGCCATTCGTCACGGCGGGCGATTGCTTCCGAAAATACCGCCATTGCATCAATACAAACTTGTGCCAAAATAAAATCCGGGGTATCTCTCATTTCCTTTTCTAAACTGTGCTTATTAATAAGTTCGGTTAGTTCTTGTTTAAAATCTTTTTTCATACGCTTAAACTTCTATATGTTCAATTTGTGGTAACTTCTTTATGTATTCCAACATCGCCGTTTTGCTTTCCTCGGTTTCGTCGGTTCTGTTTATTACCAACTGAATAACTTCCAAAAGATAATCGCTATCAATACACGCATCATCTACGTTGGTAATATCGTACATCGGTTCTGTTATTTCCTTTGTGGCTTTCAACAAATCCTTTGCCAACTTTGCGGCTTTCTTGAACCTCATTTTTTCGTCCCTCTGAAAACATTTTCCCAATTTGCCCAATTTGCTTTCCGCATCAATTGCGCACGAATTAGCCATGTCAGCCAAAAGATATGCCGTATTTGTAAGGAACAACGCTTGCTTTCTTACTTCTTCTTTTTCTTCGTTTGTCATAGTCTTTTATTAAAAAATTCATCAAAATGTTTGTATTCCTCGGCGGTCTGTCTTTCCTGCCACTGATTGCAGGATAAACAATTGCGGCTCTTCATTTTTTTTTGCTCTTTGCAAAATCCGCCGTCGTCGCCATCCCTAATTTCAAATTTATTGCAATTTTCGCAAACATATTTTCCCGGTTCTGTGTGCGGGTGTTTTCGCATAAAATCCGGGTTTTTCTCACGTCCTGCGATTTTCTTGTACGCCATTTCCTGCAATTCTTTTTGTGAATATCCAAACAATGCTGCAATATGGAACAATACGGCGTTCAAATCTGCTAACTCGTCTATAATTTCCGACGTGTTTTCCGGTATTATTCCATTTACCAACATATCATCAGCAACAACAAACAATTCGTGGTATTCCTCTGTAAGTTTTAAAAATCTCATTTGAAAGTTTTTGCCGAAAAGTTTATTCATCTTTTCAAACAATCGCTTTTCTTCAAAGGTAAATCCGGCGGTATTGGCGTCTTTTTCTTCAAAATTAGCCATAAACGTTTGCATATCCATTTTGCCAAATTTTCCGTCCGGTGTCAATACAATAAAATTTCCCTCCGGTACGTCCAACATTACGCCGTTTTCGGTCGGGAATGAATAAACCGCCAAACCGCCGGGCGTTCTCGGAATCTGCATTGTTCCGCCTCCGGTAAACATCAGCAATTTTTCCAAATTATCACGCTTTACGGGTAATGCACGAATTTCTAACAATCGGCGGCAATAAATATCCCCGGCGGTTTCGTCCGGCATACCTAAATTTGTGCGTAACTCATTTGGCAAATTTTCCGCCCCTTTTTCGTATTCTACAAAGAATATTGCACCACGCAAAAGGTTTTGTTCTTTAATCGTCCTTACGTCTTTTATTCTTTTTCCGTATCTGCCTTGAACTGCATATATTGCGGCTTCAATTATTCTTTCCTCTTTGTCCGGGGCGTACATTTTAAGTTCAAAGTAATTTTCTTTCTCTGTAACTTCCGGTTCTGTTCCCGTTACATCTTCAATCATCAAAAACGTTTCCGCATCAAACGGAATAAAACTTCTTTTTTCCATATCCAATTAATAAACGGTTAATAATAAAACAATCAGTCCTCCGGAAATTGTGGCGTACAAATCTTTTTTATCAAATACGCCTCCGTGTTTTTTGTTGTAAACCTCACGCAATACCCCGGTTAAAATTACTGCTATCAATGCGATAATACGTGCAATCATTCCCGGAATCCCGATAAATGAAACCAAACGCAAAACCAACATTACAACAATCATTCCCGCTATAATATGCAATAATTTATCGTGCGGGATTGATACTATTAATTGAAATATCTTTTTCATCGCTTTTTTTCTGTTATGTTATACAATTTTCTGAAATATATTACTTTGTTATCGCTCCGGCTTGTTCTGTAACATTTAAGCCCAACCGCCGGACAATCGTCTTTATGGATAACGCAACATGCGCATCTACTCAAACATACAAATTTGCCAACCTTTTCAATCAGTTTATCAGACGGTTTAACCCATCTTTCCGCAATTATTACCATACCCCGGTAAACTGCACGTTCGCCGGGGTTGTATTCACGTCCGGGTTCAAACGGTTGTGGTTTCTTTATTCTCATTTTCTATCGAACTAACCAACAAATCCAAATTTTCCTCTGTTCCGGAAATTGAAATTCTTGCTTTCCCTGCTCCCATTACCGCCAATTCCGTAATTGTGCAATCATATTTGCCTGCGGATTTTTGAAACTTTGCCGCCTCATTTAATGGCAATATTTTTGTTATCTCTTTCATCGCTCACGTTTTTAGTATTTTACATTACAAAGTTAATAATTTCTTTTGGTTTTTATCCATATCAGCCGGAAACCAACGGAAAAACAAAGCAATTTAATTTCAATATCTAAATAAACGTCATGTCCTTTTACGCCCTCAACCATAACTCCGGGCGTCAAATAAAATTGCTTATACTTCCACAAACTTTGCAGATACAAATAAAACCCGATACGTCCAATATGGAATCCGATTGTTTTCATTTCTCTATCTGTTTTTTTATCTGTTCCCAACTCTTTTTGTCAATTACCATTTTCCGGGGGTATTGTATTATTTCGCCCTTGGTATATACGAGATTATAGATACCCAATTGCCCCTTAATTGGCATTTCAACAACACGTCTTGGGTTGCGCATCAGCCAACCGAAACCCTTTGTTATCTTTTCCCGCTTTTCTTTTGGTATTCGGGTGTTTTCCCAATCCTCCGGGGTAAAATCTTTTATCGGCTTCACGTCGTACAACTCAACCAATCCCAAAGTAACGCCGCTTTCCATTCCGGGATAAACCGGTTTTGCCGACGAACAAATAAGAACGTCGCCACGGTATGACGTTTTTTTGCTTCTAACTTCAATTGATTTTCGCCCGTAAACAACGCCGTTTTCGTCTTTGTATGCCGCCGTTACCAAATCATTTGCGTATGGCTGTTTGACGGTCAACGCACGCCAACGGTCGTGTTTTTCGGGGTCATATTCTTTGCTATTAAACTGCATAACTTTATTTTTTATCTTTCCCGGCGGGTTCCTTGTAATGGGCAAAACCAATTGGTCGTATCGGTTCCGGCTCCGGTAACGGCTGCGTCCTCCTTATGTATTCAGAAGAAACAATAACCGTTCGCCCCTTTGTCCGTGTCCCAATCAGCCGGGAACCCTCCGGGATTTGAATTTTAAATTCGTTCCTCATTCTCAAAATGGCAAATCATCTTTGTCTTGGTCGGGAATTGGCGGCGGCGGTGTTGGTGCGCCTCCCTGCTGCGTTGTTTGTCCGTCTTTCTTTGGCGACAACATCTCCATATTATACCCGTAAACTTCCGTAACGTATCTTTTTACGCCGTTGTTGTCCTCATAACTGCGGGTTCTTATTTTCCCCTCAATATAAAGTTTATCGCCCTTTTTTACATACTCTTTTGCAATCTTTGCCAATCCATTTTGCAAAACAATATTGTGCCATTCGGTGCGCTCCGGTACTTCTGTACCATTTGCCGTTTTAAATGCTCTGTCAGTTGTCGCCAACGTGAATTGCGCAACCGAACCGCCGTTGTCGAAATCTTTATACTCCGGGTCTTTTCCGACGTTACCCATTAAAATAACTTTGTTTACACTCATAGAAATATAGCTTTAAAAATCCAACTTCCAATACTCCATAACGTCCAAATGTATGACGCAACCGTTAACGCCACGAACGTATAAAATACAATTTTATATCCGGTTTGTTTTTTTATTTTCATCTACTTAAATTTTACGCCATCCAACAAATATTCTTTTTTCATATCCGACCATCCGGCGGCATGATTTATCGCTTTCCGGTCGTCGTCGTAAACAAATCCAACTATCCAACCGCCGACGTTTGATTGTTTTATTAGTCTTACCAATTTACCGACGAAAAAAGAACGGTATCGGTAATATGCTGAATTTTCACTAACAAACAAAACCCGTCTTTCTGCATTTATTTCGGGCGGATTTTCGATTTGCGGGCGTTTCTCCCTTTCCGGGTACCTTTGTACCCTTTTAAAATCATTTTGGATTGAACGGCGGGAAATTGCCCCGTAATCGGGTGTTCTTTTTTTCGTCCTCATATTTTCAAACTTCTGTATTCGTTTTTAAGCAATTCAATAATCCGGACGTTGCCCGGATATATACGCATTTTCGTTTTATCCCCATTCTCCCAACATGAATGATGTTCAAAACATAGTATATTTATATTTCTTGCATCATGCGCCATTTCGGGAAACGCTCCACGGGTCAATATATGCGAAGAATAAACGGCGGAATAATTCCGTAACGGCTTTAAACATTCTTCGCATCTGTGCGGCTTATGCTCCCAAACCCACCGGAAAAACCGTTGGTTGGCAACGGGAATGTCGCCACGTCCTAAAACGCAATTCCCGAACAATTCCCGTTGTAACTCAACACGCAACCGTATATCTAACCGAAAATTACGAATATCCAATAACGGCTCGTAACCACGTGCAACACAATATTCATATTCGCAACGCTCGGTCAACAATATTGGCTCCATTACATATTGTCTGTATCGTCCGCCGGGTCTGCCATTTCCGGGAACATATCATTTTCATTTTCGTTGTCTGCATCATTTACGTAAACTAACGGGTTTGGTTCCCCATCAGCCCCGAACAAATCCATTTGCGCCTTTTTGCCCTCAAACAGAAATTCGTAAACCTCGTTTTCAATATCGCAAACAATGTTTTCCAACTCTTCCTCAAAACCGAACGTTTCAACGTTGTATTTCATTCGTGGGGTGTTGATTGCTGTTTTCTGATTGTTTGATACGGTAAACAATCCGGTTAAAACGACGCCTACGTTATCATCTTGCCCGGACAAAGAAACGCCCCTAACCTCTATATTGTCCAAACATTCTTCCGCAAATTCGGCTGCAATATCTGTTTGTTTCTTTGTTGCTTTAAACTCCGGCGTTGCCATCATGGTTTTAAATGACGTTATGTTGAATACACGTCCCATAATCGGGCGCAAATCATTAAACAAATGACGCAAATCCGGGTGTATGTCTTTTGCACTCAATACATGGTATTTGTTCGTGTAACTCTCATTTCCGACAACTTCCGTTACTTCATAATGTACGTCTAACCCGCCATCTTTCAATAACTTTACTTTCGATAATGAAAACTTTTCCTTTGTAGGAATCGGCATAACATTTTGTTTTTTTTCGCTCATAATTTTTAATCTTTATTGTTTCCCGGTTCCTCCGGGTAGGTTTCTTCTTGGAAATACTCGCACGGTTCATCATCAGCACAACGACCGGACAAACAACATACCGGATAATCCACGCAATCAATGCACATTTTTTTTTCGTTCATAATTTAAAAGTCTGTTTCATTTAACAATTTTGCAACTTTGTTTTCCGGCTCTGCATCCGGTGCAAATATCTGTTTCGGGTCGTGAACTAAAACTTCCCTTTTTACCTTTTTGGTCTTTGCGGGTTCCGGGTTAAACTTCAATTGTTCCGCCGGATATTCTTTTGGTTTCAGTTCTATAATACCATTTTCCACCAAAACCGGAATACAACGTTTGCAGGCTTTCACGTCCTCCAACGCATCATGCGCCGGGAATGTTTCGCCGGGGAAACATTTATTATAAAGTTCTTCCAACGTCGGGAATTTTCCGGGGCGTCCATTTGCAAACATTGCGCCGACAAATTTAATTGTTTTCATCATGGTATCAATTCGTTTTCCCTTAAACAATGCGTCCTCGGCTTTTTCGTCGTAATACTCACGCCCCATAATTCGCAATATCATTGCTTTTACAATTGACGTATCAAAGTAAATGTTGTGTCCTACCAACAAACAGGCTTTTTCGCAATCCTCCAAAAATTCGCCTATAATATCAGCAAATGGGACGCCCTCGGCGTTTGCTCTCTCTGCTGTAATTCCGTGAACTTCTGTTGACACTTCCGGTATTTCCCATCCCTCCGGCTTAATAATGTAGGAACGTTCCTTTTCGTTTACCGCCCATGCCAATTGCACAATATTTGGAAATTCTGCAAAATCAACGTCCCATTTTGCGCCCTTTGGGGGCAACCCGGTTGTTTCACAATCGAACGTCAAAACATCTTTCATAATGTCGTTTATCTCATTTCCTTTGCTGTCTTTCAATGTTACTATTTTCATAATCAAATTTCATTTGGGTCTGCTATATATATATAATATTCTTCACTTGCAAGTTGTTTTAAAAATTCGATATGTTCTATTAATTCCGCATTGCTCAACTCTGCAATTGTCCGCAATCGGGTTTCATACTTTCCGGTGTTAATATCCGGGGTCTGCTCATACATAACCGGGGACAACTCACGCAAACGGCGTTCCGTCTGCTCCTCTGTCAGACGCTCCCCGGCTTCCCATATACCCGACCGGAACGTTGGAACAACATAATTGAAATAATACCCTTTCAAAGCCTCCGACGAACCGGGAGACGCAACGGTAAAACGTGCAATTATTCGGCTTCCTTTGTGCATGGCAAAGAATTGGTTCAACTCTCCAAAATACATTTGTAAACCGCCGTTATTATTAATCATTCCCGTTGCTGTTATCTCTCTTTTCCTCATTGTCTTTCTTTTCTTGGTCAACAAATTGTTTCATTGTCTTATTAAAAGCCTCTCCGCCTACATTCAAAATAAACGTCCTTTCGCTGCTTGAATACCCCTGCAATTTTTTATCCATCGCCGACGCATAAAGAACGGTCATTTGTCCCGGTTCAAATACTCCTTTTCCCTGCAATCGGTCTATCGGGTGTCGTTTTAATGGGGCGTTTGCGCTTATTCTTGCATTTCTCCGGATGTTTTCTAAATCGGAAATAACCACCTTCAGATTATTATAAAATTCGGGTGTTTTCAAAACGTCCGAAATTGTCATTTCTTTAACTTCCATATTGTTTTGTTTAAGGGACGCCGGGAAACCGACGCCCCGGTTAATTACTCGTTTTCTGTGTATTCCTCAATAATTAAATCCTGCTGTCCCCTTACAACACTTTCAATAAAACCTTGGAATCCCTCTTTTTTTGCCAAATCCAAAATTGCCTGCAATCTCTTTTGTCCCAAACTTTCGCCCCTCGCAATTCTGAATACCTTAACCGTTGGGTTACTTGCAATAATCAGTTTTGCGGCAACCTCCATTATTTGCGAATCTGAAACCTTTCCGGAGACAAATGGGACGTCATTTAATACTAACCCATCATCACTAAACGAAAGTCCGGAAATCGGCAATTTCGCCGACGAAATAAGTTTTTCACGCTCGGCGGATAATTCCGCAATTTCTGAATCCATCTTTTCCGCTTCTGCTTTTTTGTCGTCTGCTTGTTTTTTCTTTGAAAGATAATCGGCAACCTTTGCAGCCTTTTTGTTGTGTTCCTCGGCTTCTTTCAATTGTTTTTCTGTATCGAAATTATTCGGGTTCAAAGCCTCATAATCTGTTAACCATTTTTCGGCACTTGCTATTTTTCCCTCATAATCTTTCTTTTCTTCTTCAACGACCGAAACGGTTTGTTTATACGTCTTTTCGGCTTCTTCCATTGCTTTCTTTGCCGCCTCAATTGCTTTGTTGTATGAATCTTTGGCGGCTGCCAAACGTCCCGGAATCTCTGCCAATATCCCCTTTCTTTCTTCCATACGTAAACGCACGCCCTTTGCTTTCTCAACCAACTTTGCGTTTTCCTGCTGTTCTTTCATCAGTTCCGTAATGTCCTTTGGTTTGGCATACGTTTTCAAATCCTGCGTTGTCAATCCCTGCCCGGCTGCATCTGATATTGATTTGTAGGTTTTCAAATCTCGGTTTACTCCGGTACGTTCTGTTTTAAGCCCGGCAACGGTTGTATCAATTTCGGCAATCCTTGTTCTTACTTCTTCCGGCAACAAAGACTTTACAACCTCAATTTGCTTTCTGCGTCCCTCGGCGGTTTCCGACCAACGGGAAAATTCCACGGCGTCAAAATCTGTATAACCGAAAATCTTTTGCAACATTGAAACGTTATCGCTTTTCATTCCGGTTGTCTTTGATTTTATTGATAACGTGCCACGTGGGTTTGCCTTTGTAAACTTCAATTCAACCTCGTATTCCTCTCCGTCGTCGCCGACAATCATTTTTGCAAAACCTTTGCTTTCTCCGTTCTTCAATACGGCGTCACGGTTCCCGGTCAACAAAGCCCCAATTGCTTTTAATACGGTTGATTTTCCCAACTCATTATCTCCGGTAATGAAATAAACGTTACCGTCGAAATCTGCGTTAAACTCTTTAATTACTTGGAAATTTACCAATTCTAATTTCTTAACTATCATTTTTGCTCTCGGTTTGTGCCGGGGTTTCCCCCGGCGGTTAATATTATTTTACATATTCCCATTTATACCCGTATGCTGTTTTTCTTTTTCCATTACAACATTGTAGTATAACATATTTTTCCCATTTATTGACACATATATCTGATACATCATTAAATATTTCAACATTTCCTTTTGCGTCAATTCTTTTAACTTTATATTCTCTTTTTTTCTTTATAAAGTTTCCAAAATTCATATTTTCATTTGCTGTACACCAACGCAAATTTTCTATTTTATTATTTAATTTATTACCGTCTATATGGTCAACATATTTTTTGTTTTCCGGGTTTTCAATAAACGCTAATGCTATAAGCCTATGTAATCGAAAACTTTTGTATGAATTTCCAATCTTTAAATTTACGTTCATATAATAGCCCGCCTTAAACGCTCGCTTTTCTTTCCCAAATTGTATAACCTTACAATTTTCTGTAACTATACAATCAAACTCTTTTAAGTATATTTCTTTTGGTTTCATGCTGCAAAGATAACGTATAATTCGTAATTACAAAAGAAAATTATTTTTATTTTCAAAAAAAAACGAATAAACCCGGAACGTTATACATTCCGGGCATAAATCAAAACAGCCTCATTTGTTTATCTGTTATTTTAGCAACAATTGCATCAACTTCACTTTCTAATTTCTTGCAGGTCGCTAATATTTCCGGGCGACGCTGCGCAAAATATCTGCGTTGATTATGACGCAATTGTCGGATTAACTCGGCGAACTCTTCCAACGTTATTTTTCCCGGATTTTCGATTTGCGGGGTTTTTTCTTCTTCCATGTATATTTTATCCATTTTGAAATTAAAATCGCTCTACGTGGCTAAAACAAACGTTCGTGCATGTTGCTTGGTAAATTCTGACGCACCCAACCGGGGTTGTTGCGCAAAATGTATCGTCCAAAGTGCATTATCAACGTGGCGTCGGCGTTCCACAATGTCGGTTTCAATTCCGGGTACAAATTCCCGGCAATCTCTTTGTATCTGCGTTTTCGCTCGTTCTTTTCTTCTTTTTTTCGTGTCGTCTTTGCTCGCAACTTCAATTCGTTTTGCCATTTCATAGGATGCGCCATAACAAACGGAACATCGCAAACTGAAATGATTGCTTTCAACTGCTCAAAGTTTGCCATCATCTTTTGTATTCGGTACAACTTTCCCATATTGACGCCATCGGCACCCGGCGTTATATCATCCGGGCGCACGCTCAATTTTTCCAAAAAAATGATCGGCGAACAAATGCTTTTCAGATACTCCAAATAATTACGCAATTCTGTTAAATCCTTTGGCATTTTCATTGCTTTTATATTTTGGTTGGGGCGCCATGTTACAATACCGCCATTGCTTCCCGGGTCAATTCCCACTACTGCTGAAATTTTCATAATTAAAATAAAACTTGCTGTCTTTGAAACTCAATTAATCTTTTCTTTGCTTGTTCATAATAAACCGGGTCTTTTTCAATTATAGTTAAATCAAAGCCCAATTTATGTGCGGCTATTGCATGGCTCATACTTCCGCCGTGTGTATCCAATATTTTTTGTCCGGGTTGCGCATAATGCAATAAAACCCATTCATATAATTTTATTGGTTTTTCTGTTGGATGGAACGTCTTTTGTTTAAGTAACTCAACTCTATTAATAATAATTCGACGTAATGCCCTATCAAAAGAAGTATATGCCAATTCCCCATCGCTCATTGTTAAATTTTGTCCTTTATCCCAAAATATCCATCCCTTTGTAGGCTTTAAATATTGAACAAAATAATTTCCTCCAAAAATTACTTGATTTTCTGATACACGAAATAAATTATCAAAATAATCTTTTCCGGGAATTTTATTGTCCCATCCTCTATCTTTAATGAATTTTCTTTTGTGCTTTACATTCTTAGGAAATGTTTCTCTTTGCCCACTTCTATTAATACCGTATGGCGGGTCAACAATTGCCAAATCAAAAGATTTATCACTTTGGGATTGCATAAACTCCATGCAATCCCCGTTTATTAATGTTATGTTTCCACATTTTTCAATTTTCATCTTTATATCCTCCCGCTTTTGTAAAATAACCTATTACGCCAATTATAAAGCAAACAATAAATAGTTCCATATTTAAAACTTCATGTAGTTATCAACTTGCATTTCCTCGGAAATCATCCGGTCAAATGCTTTTATAATCTCCTTTTTCCGGGCAACCTCAAACGCCGTAAAATCAATTTCCGGGCTTTCGGTTCCTTTTCGGCGAACTTGAAACGCTGTATATTGGTTTATCATTCCACGGGCTACACGCTGCATATACCGGGCAAACGCTTCTTTTCGGTCGTCCTCTTTAACTTGTACATCATCAGCCAACCCGCATTTTTGCAACCATTCATACAAAAACATATCATCAGTTAGCCCCAATATTAATTTCCCGGTGTATTTGTAGCAAAGGAAAATATAACGGTTCCGCCATTGTCTTTGTATCTCAAATTGCCGTATTTGCTGCGGCGTCATTTCGCCTTTTGGTTCCGGCAATACTTTAAACGCTTTGTCAATTACGACGTTCTGTTTTCGCTTGTATGCGTTCAATATCTTTGAAAGATAATCCGCATTGAATTGCTGATAATGATTTTTATCCGGGTTCCCGTGTTTATCTTTCGGCAAAAATTCGTCTAATTCCCCGGTCGTCGCCAACTCAAAAGCTATCTTAATATCCGCCAACGTCATATCAGAGTGATAACGTTTCAGAATATCCAACAACCGGGATTGTATATAATTCCAATCATTTTCATTCTGTGGTATTATATAACCAACGTCCATTGCTATACGCTTAAACAACAACGAAAGATTTTCAACTAATTTTGCATCGTCAATTTCCGCAATTGGTGTTTTTGTTGACGCTGCGAAAACATATTTTTCAACTGGGTTTAATGCTTTGGCAACCTCCGGCAATTGCACCATTCTACGGCGTACTTCAATGGCTTTTGTTCCGGGCTTGGTATTATATATTTCTAACGCCGTATTTTCTTTTTTTTCAATTGCTCCCATATCAATCAAAATCATTGTTTAAATACTTCATCATATCCGCAATTTCTTTGCTTCTTTGCTGCTCTGTCTTTACGGAACGTTTCATTTTTTCCCATTTTTCGTATTTTTCGGGGGTTGAATCATATTCTAACGCCGCCCAACCTTTTGAAATGCTTTCTTTTATCAGAATCAGCGCAAATTCTTCCGGGTATTTACTCAAACCATTTAAGTTTGCTTGTATCGCTGAAAAACTCTTTTGCGACGTTCTCCATTTCGGTTGACACATCAAAATATAAAAGTTCCGTTTAAATTCATCGCTATCAAATGGGAATACAAGTTTTGCAAAGTAATTATCAACTTTATCAATTACTTGTTTTCTGACGTCCAACAATTCCGGGGTAAACCCATAAACAATACTTGCTTTAACTGTTTTTTCTTCGTTTGAAAAATCGGCTTGTGAAAATCCGTCCGGATTTTCTTTAGATGCTTTAGCATCTTTCTTTATATTATTAT